AAAGTTCTCATCTTAATTCATATACTCGCTGCTCTATCAGTTCAAGTTTCTCAAAGTTCTTTTCTATCAGTTCACGATTATTCATAATCTCTGACCGAATGGCGTTATCTTTTAAGTCATACTCTTGTCTTGAGATAACAGGCTCAGGCAGTTTCATAGCTTCATCAATCTGCGCTTTTAAGCTAAAGTAAAATGCTGTTACAGTACTGATGCCTATTGCAAGAGACACAATGGTTTCTATGCTCATACTGAATTTAGTATTTTTCGACAGCTCTGCCATTTCTTATCTATTAAGAATTAAACGACCAACCTGCAAAGGTGTGTACACCATTACCCTCAACAGATATTTCATAAGACTTCCAACCATAAGGTGATTCATCTAAATCATTCCACAACACATCTACAGAGTACATATCAGATGCAACGCCCTCAGTTTCTAAATTACCCTCATCGTCAAAGGTAGGTTCTGTAACCCATAGATAACCAAGTTTTACAATAGTGTGCTGATGTGTAGGGTATTCGTTACCCTCATCGTCTGTATCGTGTGGAAGAGCAGCTATTTTTTCTTCTGCTTGTTCCTGTGAGTTAAACTCGTATTTTTTAAATATCGCCATTTTTTTTAACTTGTTAAAGTTGCTAATTCGCTATCGGTTAATGCTTCGTTAAATACCATAGCTTGTTTTACCAAACCATAAAAATACAAAGTGTTAGAGGCATAATGAAAATTGAGTACATCTAAACCACTAATTGAAGTTGCAGTAAATCCACTTGCTATTGTTTTACTAACACCATTTATATAAACCTTATAATCACTTGTCGAATTTCCGTATTTGATGGCTATTTTAAAATTTTGTGTAAGGTCAGCATAAGCATCTCTATAAATCATATTTGCTGTAACAGTACCATTATTATACAACCTTAATTCGCCACTATTCCTTAATTGTATACCTATTGAGTTTGATATTGTGCCATCGCTAATTGTTATGTATCTGTTTGATACATCAGTATCTGTAAATCCTTTAAATTCAACAAACAAAACCCCCTCGCTGTCGTTAAACTCTGCACTTGTTCCTGAACCATTACAAACATCGGCTGAGCGTGTTACTGATGATGATGTTGTAGGTATGTAGCTTGTTGCGTAGCTTCCTGCTTCGATTTGTGGCATAGAAAAAACAATAGTTTTGCCACCATCTTCATTACCTGCCACACCAAAACCTAATCTCAACTCACCATATGCATCCGTACCTGTTGTGAATTGCACTTCTAAAATACCATCATCATCTACATCAGCCCACTGTTTAGAAAAAGAGTTGCTCATATTTGCAATCGATACAATATAGTCGTTATCGTCTAAACTACTATTATTTCTGTCAAACTCGACTCTAAGAATATATGTGGTTGATGCTGATAAACTAATTGTCTCTGATAAATAACTTCTGCCAGTTGTTGACTGAGTATGCTTTACCGCACCCTGCCCTTTGTAAGTGGTTTCTGTATGTGAAAACGTGCCTGTTCCAAAACCAACCACCCAACCTGTTGGTGTTGAACCACCATTAAAAGCAAGAGTTGAGTAAGTTAAAGAGTTTGTTCTACTCGGCTCTAAAAGTAAGTGTGGACAATCCCCTACCACACCACTTGTTAAAGGATAATCTAAACGAGCTTCGCCTATTGCAACTGATTCTATTAAACCATCTTTGTTTACTCGTGTTGCTGTTGAACCTCTACCATGTGTAAAATCGCCATTACCATTAGCAGGTAAAACTGAGTAAACTTTACCTAAGTTTCCTGATGTAGCTTTAAATCCACTTGGTATTAACGCTATACTTGCTTTATCGTATAAACTCATTAGTTTGCTATTAAAATTTCAAAATTCTGCATAATACTCGTAGCACCCTCTGATGTACCACTATCTAAAGTAACTCTACTTGCGTGGTCTGTTGCAATACCTATAACTTTGTATAAATCATTGTTGCTAAATAGAGTTGATTTTATTTCGTTAATTGCTTTTCGTCTCTCTGCTCCTCCATCGAGTACAATAAACTCGTCTGTTTCTATCATATCGGCAGTCATATCTGTAAACTCCGATAAGTCTAAACTTAGTGCTGGTGTTGAAGTGCCATTTGTAACATCTAATCCAGTGCCAACTGTTACCTCTGTAACTGTACCTGTGTTTGTTGTATATCCTGCACCATTAGTAAGTTGATTGTTATTATCAGGGATTGTTGTATCCCCTGCTAATGCAGTAGTAGATGTAGTACCTAATTGAAGTAAAGAGGTGTTACCCTCTAACGCTGTACCTGCTGTCGTACCAAGCACCATACTTTCCTTACTATTATTTGTAGTAATATCTGACGCTTGTTGGGTAGTAATACCCACTTTGGCATTATTCGTTGTTATATCACTTGCCTGTTGCGTAGTAATACCAACCTTTGCTGTGTTAGCAGTTATCGCATTGGTTTGTTCAGTTGTTATACCAACTTTGGCTGTGTTAGCTGTGATTGCATCTGCTTGGGTAGTTGTGATACCTACCTTCGCATTGTTAGTAGTTATGTCAGATGCTTGTTGCGTAGTGATTCCGACCTTAGAATTGTTAGCAACTATATCGGCAGCTTGTTGAGTTGTAATGCCAACCTTAGCGTTATTGGTGGTAATATCACTTGCTTGTTGTGTTGTGATTCCGACCTTAGCTGTGTTAGCTGTAACATCAGAGTTTGATGATACTCTTTCATCGGTATAGTACAAGTTAGATGTACCCTCTGTAATATCGTCTGAATCTAAAACTACTACACCTGTTTCGCCATTTACAGAAGTAACTGCATCAGTAGGATGCGTTAAACTTTCCCAACCCTCGTTTTTTCTTACATAAGAATCGCCATCATTAGGTGCTTCTGGGAAAGACACCTTAGAATTGTTTGTGGTTATGTCTGACGCTTGTTGAGTAGTAATTCCAACTTTAGCGGTGTTCGCAGTTATAGCGTTAGCTTGTTCTGTAGTAATACCTGTCTTAGCAGTATTCGCTACAATAGCATCAGCCTGTTGAGTTGTTATACCTACTTTTGATGTGTTGGCGTTAATAGCACTCGCTTGTGCATCAGTTATTCCTGTCTTGGCGGTATTAGCTGCAACCGCACTGTTTGATGCTACACGAGAGTCAGTGTAATATAAATTAGTGCCTTCATTAACATTACTTGAAGTAAGCGTTACAGAACCAGTCTGACCGTTTACAGAAGTAACATCGTTTACTTGTGCACCAGCTTCTATTCCAGATAACTTAGAAGAGCTTGTGGAGTCAAAACTGACCTTTGAATTGTTAGTAGCTACATTAGATTCAAGAGTATCTAAATCTACAGCTTGTGTGACGCTTATATTAGCCACTTTCGCTGCGTCTGCTGAAGGATAAGAGTTCTTAGCTGTATTGAGAGAAATAGCACCTGTATTCGTGCTTATATCGCTTGTATTAGTGCTTATATTAGACGTATTCGTGCTTATGTTAGCTGCGTTTGTATTTACGCCAGAATCAACATAATCTTTTACTGCGCCAGAAGTGGGTATTGAACTGTCGTCATCATTGTTTGATATACCATCAGCTTCATCCACAAACTTAGTAATTGTAATATCTTCTCCAGTATCTTTGAGTGAGCCAAACTCGGTAGTACCAGTAACCTTTATAGAGCCATCGGTGTTTATAAATACGCCTGTTTGATTACCATCGCCATCAGTAATTTCTACTTGACCTGTAATCTCAGCGTTATCAAGGGTCTTTAACAATCCCTTGAAAGTATCTTTTATCTTTTTGTTATTTAGTGTAGCCAATGTTCTCTGTTAGTTTTACTTGTTTAACTCTTCTTTCTAAATACTTCTTTAGCTTTACTATATTACCCTCTTTAGGCTTGTACTTGCTTATAGATTCCATCCGTGAAATAATACGTCTTTATCTGGGTAAATATCCTCATTGTTGTTTGTATAATACTCTGGGAACTTCTCATCTGCGTGAAAGCTCATATAGTCTATAAAACGCTGAGTATAGTATTCTGCATAATCACGTTCTCTATTAATCAATAGGTCAACCTCTTCTTTACTGGCGATTGAACTATTCTCAGAGTTATGCTTATATACGCCACCATTAGCGATTGTGTACGCTGCAAAAGGTAGATACTCTGCCATAGCATAGTGAATAAGCATAGGTTGAATGTAATCGTTTATAAGCTCCAAGTAGTCTCCTGTTAAATTGCCATCAATAATATCTTGACTAATCTTATCGTATAAATCAGTACCCATAAAGTTTCTAACGTGAATCTCTTGAGCTATATGTATAAACTGAATAAACTTATCAGTGTCCACCGAACCATTAAGTGCGGTGTTCTTTACAAGGTCAGCTCTCTTTATAAATAATGCAGTTGCCATATTATTCTTCTTCTTCTATTTGAGGTTCTTCATCAACTTGGTCTCTCTTGATACCAGTTTCTTTTTCTACTTCACTCTCAGATATAGCGTTTGTCAAGTCAGTAAACTCAAGTGGCTGTAATGTCTTGAAGTATATATCCAATTCAATTCCGTTATACATAAGCACCTTCTCCAACTCATCTAAGATTGTTACTTGCATAGGTCGAATAACAGTGTTATCCATAAGTAGAGAAGCCGTTTGAAGCTCTTCTGCGTTGTTTCCAAGTCCGCTATTGTCTTTGATACCAACGAGCATAGGAGAGACGATTCTGTGCGATACCATCACCTTTCTCATAGATTCATCAGACAAGAATTGATACTGCTGATGAGCGTCAGATAATTGTACAGGGTCTATTGTAGCTGCAAGTTCTTTAGAGTCGTTAAACGCCAAGATAAATCTACCTGCGTTAGAACTACCGCTAAACTTCTCCACAATACTTCTTTCAATCATTTCTCTCTGCTCTTCTGGAGGTACTCCGTTATTGAAGTTAATAAGCATAGAAGGAGCGAGTCCATTCTGAATGTTATTAATATGATAGTTTGCAATCTCTTCTTCGAGCTCTGCATACTGTAAACCACCCTGATAATCTACTGGCGAATAGTATTTGTAACCAGCACGATAAGGCTTGATGTATAATATCTCAAGTGGCGACTTAGAAAAACCAAATGCAGGGATTCTCTTTAGCTTATCAGATTTCTTGTATTCTTCCCAATTAGAGTGATAGAAGTAAGCCTCTATCTCGCCTTTTGAATTGCACTTCTCAGCTCTAAGTGTTTCTACAGGCATATGCTCAACTTGAGCAATTTTCTTTCTGTCTTTGGTGTATATAATTTGAAGTGCAGCTTGACCCATCATCTTGTAGTCGTAGCATATCTTCTTCATACAGTCCTTAGTGAAGAGCTCTTTCATCTCGTCATACTGACTTTGATTCTTATCGCCATCAGTAGCGTCAAGTCCTTTACCATAAATCATTTCTGCAATACCATTGATTGCAGCGTTGTTTGTTGGCGAACCATTATACCTATCAATTAGGTATTCAAAGTAGTTGTTATCATCGCCATAAGAAACCCAGTCTTGATTACTGTATTCCTTAATGTCAGGGCGTGAATATGACTCAAGGTTTACGATGTGTATTTTACCATCTTTTACTTGAGGTTTTACCCTTGCTTTTGTATTTCTTCTTGACTTACTCATACTGTTATATATTCATTGTCGTAGCTTTGTTCAACTACATAATCGTCTTTGTGTACATCAAACTTATCATAATCTGTTTGGTCGGTACAAAATAATACTCCTTTGTATAACTCTCCGCTATTATCAATTAACTTAATACCATAGTATTCGTTTTCTCTAAAGCTGAATTGACCTGATACTGTGGAGAATGGGTCGCCATAATTAAACACAACTTGAGGGTCTGTATTCCAGTTTTGGTCAACGTTATTAAAGAAGACATCTGCTGTTTGCCAGTAATACGGAGAGCTATAATTTATCTCTCTTCTGGAAGACTTGTCGTAAATGCGAATAGTAACTTGACTAACATTCTGTCGTCTTGGTATAACACGAATAGTTTGCAGGTCAGTAGATGTTGTTACAACGTGCATTATAGAATTACATATTCGTTATCATAACTTGTTTCGGATGTATAATCGCCATCCTGCACAAAGAACTTCTCTCCGTCAGTTTGGTCTGTACAGAATATAAGTCCCCTGTATATAATTGCGCTACCATCTTTTACTTCAAATGAATAAGCTCTGTTCTCTACAAGAGAGAAAGAACCTGATAGTATCATAAAAGGGTCAGATGATGTTTTAGAAACAGATACAGTAGATGTGGTAAATTGTGTTTTATCTGTCAGCTCAAGAGTAACAGAACTCGCATCTTGTCGAGGTACTATCTTTAGTTGTTGAGGTGCAATAGATGTAGTTAATAAGTGCATACTAAAGTAACGAAAATGTTCCTTTTTGTTTTTGGCGCATAAAAAAATAGGGGATGTAAAACACCCCCTATCAGATTCATAACCCTATTGAATTTATGGAGAAGGGTCTCTTTGAGTAGATGGTGTAGCGGTAGCACCTGCCATACCTGCAAATGGATTGTCAGCAGTAGCACTATCCATAAAATTAGGTGCAAAACGCTCACTTGCGGTAAATGTCAATGTATATCCACTTAAATCTCCCATAGCAGTACCAGTCACCATTGTTCCAGCAGTAACATCTGCACCATTTTCTATTCCAACAGCATACCATTCGTTATGGTTAGTTTCAATAAAAATGTGAGGGCGACCATAAGCCATTAATTTAATTTCCTTATTATCTTCTTTACTTAATTTCGGAAAAGTCATATTAACAACCTGCTCAAAGAATGTAGTTCCATTCTCAATAGATGATGTTATATTTGTTTCGAGGGAAGCATTTCCTTTGACATCGTAAACGTGATAATTGAAAGTACCATCCATATTGGTAATCTCATCATTTCCAGCTGAATTTATTGTTACAGAACCTAAATCTCCGTAATCAACAAATACGACTGTTTTTACACCACCTACGGCATCTTTACAAGGTCTTAATCTTCCGCCAGTTAAATCACAAGCCATATTATAAGTATTAAAAAGGGGGTGGGTTTAGCACCCCCATATTAGACGATTATTTATTAGGTGTAAAGAACAATGTCACCACCGATACCATATTGGACACCAGCAGTAAATCGCATAATTACACGGACATTTTGACTTCCGTCAAGGTCAGCCATATCAATAACTTTTACTTCGTTGTGGTCGGATAATAGACCAGTACCGAAGTACAAGTTAGAAGTTTCAGCAGCAACCATATCATTGTCAGCAAGACCCTGAGCGATGAACAAAGGAATACCTTGAAAGTTCATTTCAGTCTTACCAACGTGATACAAGTCACGATATCCTAAAGCAGCTTGTGCAGACACATAAGCCTTAGCGATGTTTGTAGAAATGTAGATTCTTAAATCTTCTTTTCCATAAACAGTGTTAGGAATTGCATCTACAACCTTTTGGATTTCTGCGATTACGTTAGAAGAAGTAACAGTAGTACCTGTAACATCTACAACATCAGAGTCAGCAGCTAACAAAGTAGAAAGTCCGTCAAACTCACCAGCAGTAGCGTCAGTACCTTGCCAGATGTTTTGCTCAGTCTTTTCTGCAACTTTAGCAGCAACGTGACCGATTAGGAAATCAGCGAATTTAGGAGGTAGGTTGTCATAGGCAGAATAACCCATTTGAACAGCTTCCCAGTCAGAACGGAAATCCTTCTTACAAAGCTCAAGGTTTACTTGAAACTCTTCAGGTTGGAGAATACGCTCTGTCAAAGTCAAAGAACCAGCGTCAGTAAAATCACAAGAAGCGTTTCCAATAAGACCGCTTGTTGCAACTTTCTTTACAACTTCTTTAAACTTCACATTAGGCTTTACAGTAATACCGCCATTTGCGATTGTATTACCGCTTAATAGAGCAGCAGAGATGTACTTTCCAGCAAACTCTCCTGCATATGTAGTAGTAATTGATGGAGTTGGCATAATTTAATTTTAATTTAGTTTATTTTGGACATTACTCGGTCAAGTGTCGAAAGAGGGCGATTTTGACCGAATTTGAAGCCCTCGTTTTTTTCTTGCTTTTCTTCTGGATTGTGCGAAAGAGGCTCAACTGCTGGTTCAGCAGATAGCTTCTCGATTTGTGCATTCAATTCAGCTTTTTCTTTTTCGTAAGTTTTCATTTCCTTACCCATTTCACCTTTCATTGACTCAATCATATCTTTGAGTTCAGCGATTTTAGAATCGAATTCAGATTTAGAAACATATTTTTCTTCTTCTAACTCTTCTTCTTCTTCAACTTCTTCCTTAGATTCTTCAGCTTCTTTTTCAGCTTCATCATCTTCAGCAAGTTCTTGTTCAGTAGATTCGTTAGATAGTTCTGTAGCTTCTTCAGCTACTTCGTCTTCAGACAGTGCAACTTCTTCTTTGACTTCAACTTCAGGAGCAACTTCTTCAGTAGATACTTCTACGTTCTCTACTTCTTCTTTTACCTCTTCGGAATTAATCATAGAAAGTTTTTGCATAATGTCTTTTAAAATAAGAGTTGCTTTACCTTCCATAATAAAAATTTAACTTTAAAGTATATAATAATAACTAATAATAATTCCTCTGTTAGATTTTACCTATACCTTGAGCTCTTAATGTTCCATCGCAGCACTTGCGTGAGTACGTTCTTCCATTCTTACAGAGACACCCACGTTTTGAATTGCGTGGAGATGTTCTGCTTGGCGTTTCTTCTGTTGTTTTCATTTCTTACTGCTTTTAGGGTGTTTCTTTGGTAATAGGTCGTAATCTGTCGTGTATTTGGCGTTTTGAGGTCTGCCGTTCTTTAGTAGATATATATAAGCGTTAACTCTCGCTTGTGCCCACTGCTCAGCAGACTTTACCATTGGACTGTGTGATGTTTGAAATGCGCCAACACCACGCTGATATACAGATTTAAGTTGACCTACAGTTGTTCCGTAACCGAGTTTAGATTTATACTTCTCATTAAAGTCATTTGCTTTTTTCTGTAGCGACTTTAACACTCTGGCTGGAACAGATACTCCCCTTCCCTTCCCAGCAGCTCCTTTTGGATTGCGTTTGCTACCTCTCTTTGGAGAAGGGTTTTTAGTATCGGAATTTGGTGCTTTCGGGCTTCTAATAATTCTTCCTTTGTCATCGTATTTTGCTAATTTATGTTCTTTGCAAGGCATATACCACGTCTGCCCATCGACATCGTGTTCGTGATAACCATCGCAACCAATATCCTTTGCAATTCTTAACGCTTCTTCTTTTGTATCGTAGGCGAGTCTCCCATCAATCTCTTTAGTGGATAACTCCATTTTAGATTCCTGAGAGTTTATCTCGTCAAGTTTAGTTTCTGCCCAACGGATTCCTTCTTCGCCTCCCCAAGCATCCCATAGAAGACCGCCACAGCCTTTATTGTATGGTTCGTCTTTCTTTTTCTCAAATCTATTGTAAGATGCCATCTCCGATATCAAACAACGAGATAATGGCTTACCATCGACTAATAGTTTGGCGAATTGCCAAGCCTGAGGCGTTCCGCATCTTGGTTTATTGCTATCATAGTATGCGAGAGCTTGTTTAGCGTTCTTTCTGGCAGCAGCAGGGTAATCTTTGTATGTTTTGTCGTACAAACCGAGTTCAAGCTCCTCAGATAGCTCGTGACAGTCGCAATTAAGGTCTAATTCGCCTAATTCACGCAGTTTAGACCTACTCCAAGACAATCCTGCCTTTCCACCCCATAAAAGGTATGAAATTGTACCACAAGCCTTAGAATCGTTTGGGTCATAGTATTCGGCAGCTCTTGATAAGTAAGAATACATCCTCTTTATCGTGGACACACTGAGTTTTTCACCCCTACTGAGCTGCTGTGCTCTTACTTTCCCCACAGAGGTGGCGCACTTATTATTTACCTTCTTATTTAGCTCAATACCACGTCTTGCGTTATTTCTAACGCCACTTCCGTAGTCTCCGTATGTAGCTAATTCGTATTTATCGCCAAGAATTACGTTAGCAATCTCTAAAAGTACCTGTTTTGCTTCGTTTTCTTCTTCGAGTTGCTCTATTTGAGACATAGCAACCTCATCAGTGAAGTAACCTTCAATAGAAAAGCCTTTTACTTTACCAGATTTAACATAATCATCCCAAACTTCTTCATTATTGACCTTCATAGATACCATCCAAGTGCCTACAGGCATATCTAAGCCGTATTTACGGCTCTTGTCGTGCACTTTATCCTCTACAATCCACGATTCTACCACAGACAAGCCGTTAAGCTCTGCTTGGTGCTCTAAAGTGCTTTTATTTTGATTGCCACGCATCAAAAATAGCTCTGACGCTTTGCGTACAGTGTCTTCTGAGAAGTAAATGTAGTATTCATCCTCGCCATTACGTCTGTAGATGTTCTTATTAGGGATTAGTGCTGCACCCATAAGAATCTTCTTCTCTTTATCTACTTCGGCAAGTTTTACTTCTTTCTCTTCGGATAGGGCGATAAAATGCTCTTCTATCGCTGGTTTCTCTACTATTGAAATGGCATCTATACCAGAGAACAATCCTTCTTCGTCTATAAAAAGTTCTATAATTCTCATACTATTAAATTAACCGAATGATGCGGTGTTTGTTATGTTTCTATCAAGTTCTTGTTGTGTAGATATATCTTTACCTACTACAAATGCTTTTACTGGTTTCTCTTGCTGAGTTGTTACAGCTTGTGCTAATTGAGATGTCTGAGATGCGCCAACGACATTAAAGTCTGGTGCTTGAATGTTGACACCGCCCTGACCGCCTCCTTTTTCTTTAGGAGTCTTAACTGCTTTTATTTGCTTTAATCTTTGTAAACCAGCAGCTACAGCTAATGCAGCAGCTAAAGCTCCTCTAATTGGAGATGTAACATCTTTTTCTGGAAGGAATTGAGATTCAAACGCAGATTGAGCAGCACTATATGTAGATATAAGAGTTCCAGCAATAGCGAGAGCCTTACCTTCACTTGTAGCTTCTCCTGCTAATTCAGCAGATTTGCTTAATGATTGACCTACTAAATCTACAAGTTTAGCTTTTCCATCCACCTCAAGTTCCGCTAAATATATTCTTCTTTTACTCTGTTGGTCTTCTACATCAGTTAACTGCTTTTCGAGCTTCATTCTCTGCTCAAAAGATAGCTTTTTAGTGTCAAGCTCTTGCTGTAGTCTTATTCTTTCTTTTTCAAGATTAGCGTCTTTTATTTCATTTAATCTGCTTAGCTTGAGACCTTCGTTGGACATTTCCTCGTTAATCTCCATCTGCTTAAGTTCAGATAACTTTTGAACCCTTTCCCTTTCAAATGTCTCCTCTTTTTCTCTTTGCTCTTGAGTCAACTCGTTTAACATAAAGTTGTTCTCATCAGTTAATTGTTGCGTATAATCAGATAAAGATTTACGCATATCCGCAATAGTCTGAGTGTGCTTTTCTTCAGCAATTTCTATGTTTTTATTAGCTTTTTCTCTTGCTTTTTTTATAACCTCATCATCTGCTTTATCCTTTTCTAATTGACGAACTACTGCGTTCTCTTTTTCCTTGAATTCATTTAACCTTCTTGTTTGGTCTTGCTCAAACTCGTCAGCTTTTAATCTTGCTCTACTCTTGAGAGCATTAAACTCTTGATTTATCAAACTCTCTTCAAATGTCAGACCTTCTTCAAGTATTCTATTATGAGAATCTAATATCTCTTTTTCAAAATCAAGGTCTGCTTGTTTGTAAACAGAATTTCTTCTACGCCTTGAAGCACCTCCTTCAGTGTTTAGTTTATTTTCAATTTTAGTAAACCTGATATAATAATCTATCTGCTCATCTATTGCATCTATTTCAGTTTGATTGTAATTTAACAGTGCATCGAGTGAATTCTCTCTTGACCTTAGTTTACCTTCTTCGGATTGCTCAAATTGTTTTAGCAAAATATCTCTAAGCTCAGAATCTTTTACTTTCGTTATTTCATCAAATTCAGCATCAGCTTTTAGTAATTTTTCTGAATTCTCTTCTCTCAACTTAGTTAATTCATCTCTAATCTGTTTCTCGTCTTCAAATCCCCTTTCAAGTATTTTACCTTCTTTTTCTACGACAAGGTTTAATCTGTCAACCGTTAATTCGTCTATTTGATTTTGAGCTGCTCTTGCCATAGCAAGTTCTACAATAGCGTCTCTATACAAATCTGTTTGTTCTGTGGCTTTTTCTGTAGAATTAGCAACATCCTTTAATGTTACATCTGCATCTTCAAGCTGACTTATAAAATCAGGAAAATCTTTGTTTAATCCTTGTATAGCTTTTCTTTGCTCTTCTTGAGATTTGTTTGAATCCTGTAATGTTCTTATGTAGGTTTCAAATTTACCTGCTGAATTCTCAACAGTAGAACCAGCGTCTTCAAACCCCTTTTTAAATAAATCAACACCACTTACGGCTTTCATAATAGCCTTAAATATGTCGTCTCCAAATGTAATTAGTAACTGGAAACCAACAAGAAATGCAGCTTGAGCTGTCAATAATGACTTTATAGATTCTGTAAAAGAGCCAGTAGCATCTTTAGATGCCTTAAATAAGTTTACTAACTGAGATAAGTTGTTGGCTATCGCAGTAAAACCAAAACTTGCATCAGAAGCTAATCGGCTTGTCTCCATAAGGATTGCGTTGTTCAATCCTGATGTAGCCCTCATCTCATTGTTTCCAGCAGATACTTTCTTTTGAGACGTGGAGAGTTGGTCTAAAGACTTAGTAGTAGATTTAATTACCTGATTAGCCTTACCGCTCTTTACCTGTATGGATATTAATATCTTTTGTTCAGCCATTTCTGTATGATTTTGAATTTCTTACTCTCTCTAACACTTCTTTAGTTTCTTTCCAATCTCTTGGTGCTTTATACATTCCTTTGGCGATATCTACGTTATGAGATACGCCATACCAATCAGAAAGCTGCAATAAATCTATAATATCTTTTATCATAATACGTTCAGTAGTTCTAATTTAGACTCACCTGTTTTTAGGTTACTATCTATTGAATTTATCGTAAATACTTTGTCGCCAATCTGAAATCTATCGTTTAGCCTATAATTAAGTAACACACTATTGGGTAAATGTGCTGTTAGCTTAAATATACGTTTCTTTGCGTTGAAGGCATCTTCTATGTATGTTTTATAAAACTTCTTGAATAACGAGTTAGTGTTTCCACCATAATCTTGTAGATTCCATTCGTCAACTTCATTATCAAAGTTTAATGTAAATGATGGAGCTACACTACCAGTTCCATTCTCATTTGTGTTTGACGGCTTCCAGTAATTAAATAGTTCGTCATTATCGTTGCCAGTGTTATAATTTATTCCGTTACCAGCAGTAAGTCCAGTTATCCTTATGCCATAAAATAAAACTGGTTTAGTCAAAACTGGTTCGTAATTTGCTGATGGCTGGTCTCCAGCTTCTTCGTCTTGTTCTACAGGCTTAAAATTATCTCCAGCAGAATAACCCCATTGAATTGACGTTATTGAATTGTCATTCTCATCAAACAGTCTTTCAAACTTCATATGTTCAAATGGTAATTTAACCTTATATGGTTTACCCCTATCAACATCAGTTGGTTTAAACTCTTCATCACCAAACACGTGATTAAAAGTCTCTTCGTGCTGCTTCATAAGAAGAGTTTTTGGTTTCTCGTATTCAAAGTCAATCTCACTAAATGGTATAGTGGACTCAACATCGTGCTCTGATGAATCAACGTATTTTGTTATGTCAAATATCTTTGGATTGTCATCATAGAAATCATCAAGTGAAATTAGTCTTATCTTACCAAAATTAGGGTCTCCAACATCATCTACATAATACATAGTCAGATTGAACATCTTTATAATTCCACTTAAAAAATCTATAACCTTAATTTTAGGTAAAACGTCTGACATTAAAATTGTACTGGCAATAGTTAATTGAGATGGATTGCAGTTTAAATTTTCTATATCTGTTCCGTCAAAAGTGTTAGCTGTAAACCTAAGTGTTGGAGTAAAAGCTAAAGGACTTGTTGATGAAACTTTAAATTTAAAGTTGTAAATTTGTGTCTCTGGATTGGAATCTGTAAAAGTCAATATCTGAGTTCCATTAACATTTAATAATTCAGATACAACTAAATCATTCAATATAATTTGAACATTATAATTAACGCTTGTTGTTGGCGTTATTGTAAGCCTCGCAGATATACTATTATCAACGTCTTCATTAGCAGAATAAGAAACAACTTGTCCATTCGAACTTATACTAACTATAGTAGCTCCAGATGCGTGTTGCCAATCCTCAAGTATCTTAACAAGTTCTTCGGAGTTTTCTCCGCCTAAAACACCCTTTTCTTTACTTAGCCACATATATAAATTAGACATGGGAGTTGTGTCTATAAAATCTGAATTAACAAAATCTATTCCGTACTCAGATTTAGCTTCTATAGCAGCTATTATATCTTTTACTTTTATAGCTGGTTTAAGTTGGTTAAATCTTAGTGCTACGTTTTCACTATGAGTGCCGTTGTGATAAGACAAATCCCCATCAAGAGTAGTTGCGCTATGGTTGTCGTCTGAATTAAAATAAAGTCTTTGTGTATGTGTTATTAATGGGTATATAATTGACTCAGAGAAATACCCAGTTGTCAATCCAGTCTGAACTTCAGATGTACCATAGGGGTGGTCGAATGCGCTTAAATCTAAATCTGTAAGCTCATCATCTCCCAAAGCATCAGTTAGCGTTACTGTATTACCGAAGAATGTAACATTGTAAGCGTAGGCTTTGTTATTCTTCATTTTTACGCCATTCAGAAATACCTTACCTCTTCTGAAGGGTATGTAATTTATTTCTAATACAGCTTCAACTTTCTTTCGAGCATCAAATGCGCCCTCAGATATAAAGTAATTATAAAAGTGCTTAAATATCTTATTGTTCTTTTTAGAAGCAGGTAGAGTGAATGACTGAGAGAAATCAGTAAATACTTTAGATATATCACGAATATCCTGTATCTTAGATGTAACAGAGATTGTTTCATCCTCAAACAAGTCCACTTGCTGAAATACATCATCAGCATCTTTTATATATAGTATAACCTTATTCATTATCGAATAGTGTTTATCTTATCAAACGCAAAGTCAAATTCTACTGTATAGTTTACGAGCTTATCGTTAGTTCTGGTTTTGAATTGTAACGACTGTGTTCTTGGGCGTAAAGGTAATACCTCTTCAGTATCAGTCAGTCTTGTCATCCACACTTGCTCTGATAGCATAAGCTGTCTGAACACTTCGTTGAATGATTCATCTATGTAACCAGTGTTCATTGTGATACTTTCTTTACCTACTAAATCTAATACTCTGTTCTGATGTGCGGAGGTATCATAAGTTGGCGTAGAAGAGAAATCCATTACAGACGCTTTGTAATCGTTTGACTCGACATTTATTGAATTCATACTCTTCTTGTCAAACCACAAATCCTGTAATGCGCCATATTTATTTACAAAGGTAACTCTGATTGGGTCGTATATGGAACAATCAAAGTTCCTTACTTTTATAATGTGAGCAGCAGAACCAGCATCAGTATCATAACCTACTACAATCTCATCTACTTCACTTATGTCAAGGTAACTTAGGAATTGCTCAAGGCATCTTGATGATTCAAGTGTACCGCCATCTTCTAATACTCTTTCTTCGTATGTAGCAGCAGTTATGTTTTCATTATCATCATTTTCTCCTGATACAGATATGTATTGAATTTTTTGGTTAGTGTTATCATTATCAGATATTATTTCGCTCCTGATAAGCGTTCCATTATTATAATACGCCACACTATTAGTATTTTCTGCAAAGATAGGGATACTTATATTACCATCGTTTGGTCGATATATAATTGAGTTAGATTGAAGTAGTGAACGGCTTGGCTCAGGGTTTACGCCTTCCTCAAAGTAACCATACCCATCCACAGCAATAAATTGATTTGTGTAATCACTTGGCGTTACTGTAGGAGATGATATTGAACTACCACTTGAATTTTCGGCAGTTATAACAGCATTAACCCACACGCAATAGCTATCATATTCTCCATCGTATTTTACATCAATATAATCTCTTATAAGCTCTGATATCTCAAATACAACTTGGTTGTTAGCTTCAAGCTCTGATTTAGTTATAGTGTACTTTAAATCCGCAGCATCAGGCGATGTGTCTTTTACACCCTCATATATATAGAGCTTCAGTGTAGCAGTTGCAAGTGAACTATCTGACACTTTTATGTAAAACGGACTCCTTGTATTGATTATTTGTGCCATTCTATTTCTTTAGTTCGTAAGTGTTTCCCTTTTTAATATAACCAAGACTATCCATAACTGTATCTAAGTTATCTGTTACATCTGTTTTTAGTGGTTGTCCTATTCCTTCAGCTATCTCTGGTAAGGCTCTCTCAACTACTTCTCCTATAAAATTAGCTGGAGCGATACCCTCTCTATTTATTTTTCTGGCGATTAGATATGCAAGTGAATTTACATTTGAATCATTCGCAGGTAATGTATTGCCTTTTGCATCTTTCAGCGTGACTGGCTTTTCACCAATCCATCTTTTAAGCGCACCTATGTTTGGAGTAAATCCATCCGTACCTTCGTCAACATATTGCAAGTACGCCTCTCCGTGTAAATTTATTTCATCTTTGTTTCTACCGAATTTAGCTTCAAGAGATTGTCCACCTCTACCAGATGATTCTACCCTTGCATTTATGCCAGAACCTCTGGGTCTATCCGTATTATACGATTCAAGGAAATACCTGATAAGTTCGTTGTCAGCGAAACCCTTTAGATATGCTCTTGTATTTTTTAATACTATATCCATTATCTACAAGCGTCTCCTGTTGCGTTAATAAGCTGCATATCCGTATTGGCGGTCTCTATAACTAAATCCATACTCCAACCAGCCAGTAGATTCTCAAACCTGTCTTCAAACTGAGTGGCAGATGCGTCAGAGACAAGTTGGTAATTATCGTTATGTAAATCGCCTCTACGAAGAGATGATTGTAATCCATTGATTACTGTAAGCTGAGTGTTAAATACATCGTGCTTGTTATCTAATCCCCTGTATGGAGTGGAGGCAGCAGCTAACTTATCATCTTTATTCTCGTTTACGATATCCATACAAATCACTTGTAAAGAGAACGTCATTATGTGGTCAGAAAAAGTCACATTCTGTACATTAACGTGCGCCAGTGGGAATATAGTTTGCTTGGACAAGTCCACTTTAAATATATCGCCAAATGTAACAGTATTGACAGATGGACTACCATCAAGATATGTATTTAGTTTATCTATTAATTCGTAATATGCTCTCATCGTTTATATGCTTTCTTAATCATCATAGCTTCTAATTCGTTTTTCTCCTTTTCAAATGTTAGGTAGGTGAGACATTGGAAGAGTGGACTTTTGGTAACTTCATCGAATTTAAGGACATCCCCTCCAGCAAGTGCGTAAATTGATTGATACCAACCCCACTTTGAGCCAAAGTTTGCTTGAGCAGATAAGTCTGTTCCTCCGTCAGATTTTTCTGTATAAAGGTCGGAATAGCTTTCAGTAACTCCATCCCTAAAGCGTAAAAAAAAACCATAGAACTCATAGCTACATCGAGTGGCATCTCTTTCATTAGTTCAGATACCTCATCACTTGGTTCGTATGGCGCAATAGTATATTTCTCTTTACTACGGAAGTTGACTGGTCTGTACAGCACTGCCATAGCTTTGTGCATTGTTTGCCAATCCACTATGTTATTTTCTACGTCAATATACTCGCCAAGAGATATACGCTCTAAGTTTGGTATAAAACCCATATCTACGTTAAGTAATTTGAAGTGGCGAATAATATCAGGCTTCTCTTCAAACGCCTTATTAATGATTATGAGTACCTTTTCCGCCTCACCTAAAGGAATCTTCAATACGTCTTTGAAGTTAACATTACAGAATATTTCAATAGTCTTTAGATTGATAAACTCTGCTGCGTTATCATCGTCTTTGTTTTGGTCGAGTATCTTTAAGTATTTCTGATACTGTCCAAGTGTTATGTCAGAAAGTGCGTCTGGAACGGATAGTTCTATTTGTACGTTATTCGCCATATTAAATTAACTTATGTTTTTATTAGTGTTTCTCCAACTGTCTGTATGGCACAATATATAATACATTAGTATAGTAAAGTACATTGTATTATATATAGTACATTGTATAGTAGTGTACATTCTATTGTATAAAAATAAAATATATACATTGTATTCTACTATACATTGTATTATAGGGAAACTTTGTTTTCGTTGTAAAAGTGTCTGTATAACTCCCATACTTTATCAGACCATTCGGTCTTATCATATAGTTTGGGCGAAATAACTTTATTTGCGCCATTATCAATTACTATTTGATACTGTGTGGCAGATGGGATTGGGTAGATTCGTATGTTTCTTTCTACACACCACTTGAATGCTTTTAGTGATTCGGCGTGATT